CCAACCCGATGCGGCGGCGTTGCCCCTCTCTCCCGATGCGGCGGCGTTGCCACTCCAACCCGATGCGGCGGCGTTGCCCCTCTCTCCCGATGCGGCGGCGTTGCCACTCACACCCGATGCGGCGGCGTTGCCACTCCAACCCGATGCGGCGGCGTTGCCACTCCAACCCGATGCGGCGGCGTTGCCCCTCTCTCCCGATGCGGCGGCGTTGCCCCTCTCTCCCGATGCGTTTTTCTCGGTTGCGCTCTCGCACTTGTCAAACACAAACCGCACACCGGCGTTGATAACACCTTTCAGCCCGATTTCTGCGCCAATCTTGATATGTTTGCCGCAAACCTTGCTGTCATAGCTGCTACGCTGTCCGTTGTCCTCAATCTCCACCTCGCAGTACCGGCTATCGCCAGGTCTATAGTAGCGTAGCGTGTCCAGCGGGTTCTCGCAGGCGTGGGGTCCGCGCTTGCACATCTCGGCGGATTCCTCCGTATAATCGCCGCCGACCTCATACTGGAAGTTGCGGCACTTTAAATCTTTATCAAATCCCTTGTATGCCTTCATCGCCTTTTCCTCCTGTTATTTACTTGCCGGGTCTATCCAGCTTGTCCACCAGCCGCATAAACCAATGGCTGACCGTAGCCGCGCCGATGATGACCAGCGTCAATGTGTAACCATCCATGTTTACTCCTCCCGCTCCGCAATCCACTTGTCCAGCAGATTGGGGAAAATCTGAAAAACACGCCGTTTCCCTCCGATAACGCACAGTCCAAAAGGATACACACCCTGTTCAATCCCGTTCGCCAGCGTGTCTTGCGAAATGCTTAGTCCATGCACCCGGAGATGCTCCATGCACTCTTGCAGCGACATCGTCTTAATCATCGTTCCTCCTTATTCGCCGCCCGGATAGCTTCCGCAGCAGCCTTGATCTCCTCCTCCGACACGCCGTACAGCTTCGCTATTTTCTTGTAATACTTCCGTGCCGGTGCCCAGTCCCCGTATTCCCAATGTCTTACGCAGGACTGGTCAACAAACAGTTTCTTGCCTACCTGTGTGCAGGAAAGATTTGCTCTATCCCGCATTTCTCTCAATGTCAAATTGTCTTCCCTCCTTATATGTGAGATTTCATTGACTGCGGCGGGGGCATATGCTACAATGTTTCCGCAGGGATTGCCGGTTTACCTCCGCTCGTTTGTTGGCTTGACGAAAGGAGGTGAACCAATGGCCAAAAACTCTGTGCGGACAAGCAAGACCGTTGCGTCCAAGGCGTCAAAAGCTTTGAGCAGCGGAAAGACCAGCAAGACCACCAAAACGATTGCAGCGTCTGCCTTGTCCAACCGCCGGTCTAAGTGACCGGACAGCCGCCTCGTGTTACCGCACGGGGCGGTTTTTCTATCCCCGCCGCAGTCTGTGAGTTTTCACTTGACAAACGCAACCGACGCCGCTATTATGTAAGTGTCAGCCAACAAAATATCGGCTATGAAACCCGCAAAAGAAAAAATTCTATGGGGGCTTGGTTTTTTGTTGCCTTTATGATTGCTCACAAGATGATTATAACTGATAAAACCGCAGTTGTCAACGCAATAACTGCGAAAAACATAGTTTTAGCAATTTGTACAAATTTTCTGTTTTGTTTTTGCCATTTTGAATTTATGTTTGAATTGTTTAAGAAAAAATGTTTTCAAAGAGAAAATATGTTTCTTGCCGCCGCAAATGTTGTTTTTGATACCGACCAAGCATCAGCGTCTATGCTACAAAGGCGGTTAAAAATTGACTATGAAAAAGCAGCGCAGTTAATATCCGAACTGGAAACGGCTGGGATTGTGAGTACATTTGACGGATTAACCCCTCGGCAAATACTGGTTTCTGCTCAAGACTTTCAAACGGCAGTTTTTAAGATTGGCTCGCATAATGTTACTCCTTTGAAAATAAAAACCATCATTTCAGAAAATCATCAGGTAAATGCTGTCGATGGGATGGATGGTCATGAATTTGAATTTTGGTGTGCCGATTTGCTGCGGAAGAATGGGTTTTCCGGCGTAGAAGTAACGCAAGAAAGCGGAGATCAGGGAGTTGATGTGCTTGCTCAAAAAGATGGAATAAAATACGCCATCCAGTGCAAGTGCTATTCTTCGGATTTGGGGAATAAGCCGGTGCAGGAAGTTAACGCTGGGAAAACAATTTATCACTGCCATGTTGGCGCAGTAATGACAAACCAATTTTTTACCGCAGGAGCAAAACAAGCCGCGGAAGCAACTGGCGTTTTGCTTTGGGACAGAAATAAATTGATGGAGTTTTTGGAAAACGCCAAAAAGGGTTAATTCTATGAAAAGAGATACCGTATCCGTAGATTGCGGAAAAGTAAATCCTATGATAAAAGAAAACGGATGGAGCAACGCTTCATTTTCAAGACTTGTGGGGAAATACCCTTCTTGGTACGGCGAAGTAAAGCGCGGCAACAACCTCCCCTCCCCGGAAGAAGCCGCGAAAATGTGTACCCTACTGGGCGTAGAGCCAAAGGAAATCCTCACGGAACCGGCGGATATTGAACTGGTGAAGGGTCTGCTGGAAAAGGATGCAAAAAAAGCCCCCGGCATAAATGCCGAGGGATTGAGCGCAGCACGGAAAGCGTTGCTTGATGCAGTTGATGGTTTGACCGATGAGCAATGCGAGAAGCTGTTGGGCATTGTACTGGAAGCTAAGAGGGTGCTGTAATATGGAAAAGACTGCATATCGGCTGCTAAAAGCCTTATACAAAAAGGATATGACCCGAGGCGAAGCAGATAGTTTTGTCGGAATCAAGGACGATCACATACTAAACAGATACACTTCGTTCCTTGCAAAAGAAGGCCTGATTGATTTTTACAGCATAGGGGAGTCAATAAGCGAAAATGGAACCGTCCATGACGGCGTTCAGTATTGGCGCATTACGATACTGGGGAGCGGCTACATAGAACAGCACAGGAAAGAGCTGCTTATGTTTTGGGTGCCGTATGCGATTACAACCGCCATTGCGGTTGCTGCATTGCTTGATTAGCTACCAAACTGGCGGCAGGGTCTTTTTCGTAGTCGTCGCACGGATTGTTTTTGCCGCAGCCTACAATATAATAGTCACCACGAATAGACCGCCGATAAACAACATGGATGCAATCCGCACACGCAAGGCTTTTGCACTGTGGAAGCCCGGAAGATTCAATAAATGCGGACACACGGGTCTTGCTTCTTTCTTCGGAAAGCTCGATATTCAGTCTTCTAATTTCATCCTTTAACTGCTTTCTTGTCTTGAACATCCTGCAACCTCCTTAATACATATTCAGCCTGGCGGTCTGTCAGAGTCGTGATTTCCTCTTTCAGCCGTTCCCGTACAGGTGTTTCATTAAGTATACCACATTTTTGGGGAAAAATCATCATTTGTACGTCCTCCAAGTAAAGTATTTTCACCTTTACCTTAAAAATCGACATTTGTTGCATAGTTCAGGGCAACAAAAACAGAAAAAATAGAAATTTTGTTCTACCCTCCCCATCCCCGCACCGGACGGGGAGGGTATTGCCCACGAATCGCCTAACGGTTTATCGTTTGCACCTCTACCATATCAAAAACAAATCGGGTGGTGCAATCCCGAAAAAAGGCAATATCCCCAAATTTGGGGTTTGCAAAATAATGCGGGCTATGCCCGGAAAAGGGGAAGAAGGCAATAAAACATGGAGAAATCGTTGCAGGACACTTGCCGGGACGCAAAACTGGAACAGCACATCACGGCGCAGGAGATAGCAGACCAATCCGGTGTGCCTTTGTCCAGCGTCAACAACTTTTTCGCATCCACATCTAAAGCACCGGGCGTGTATGCGGCTGGCCCCATCTGCAAGGTGCTGGGGGTGTCTATGGACCGTTACTTTGGCATTGTAGAGGTTGTTTTGGCGCAAGACCAAATCAAGCAGCTCCAGCAAGTCCATGACGAGGATGTGCGCCTTGCACGGATAGAGGGCGCATACGATGAGCTGTCCAAATCAGCAGAGGAGCAGAAGAAAAAAGCAAGGCGGCAGCGCACGATGCTGTATATCACATCGCTGCTGTCCGCTATCCTGCTGGGTATAGTTACATGGTATGTGGCGCTTGATTACCGTGTGCAGGACGAAGGCCTGATCCGATCCAGGACAGCCGGTACGATTGCATGGATTGTCATTGCGCTTTTGGCGGTGGGTATCGGCGTACTTACATCCGTGCTATTGTCCACTCTTGCGACGGGCAAAAAATCCAAGCAAGGCGAGGAAGCAGAAAATGAGCAACTGCATTAAATGCGGAACAACTCTTGTCCCGGGCGCTGTATATTGCCATCTCTGTGGCAAAAAACAGGTAACAGAGCGGCGAAAAGCATTGAAGCGGGCAAACGGCACCGGAACTGTATACAAACTGGCGGGGCGTAGAAAATCGCCTTGGGTGGCCGCAAAAAACAAAGTGATTATCGGGCATTATGAGCGCAAAACGGACGCACTGGACGCTTTGGAGCGGCTGAACGGCAAGAGCTTAACGGAGCGGTATAATATGACCTTTGCCGAAGTCTTTGATGCGTGGAAAGCAGAGCATTACAAAGAGATCGGCAAGCAGGGGATAGAATCATATAACAACGCCTACCGCATATTTACGCCGCTCCACGGGAAAAAGTTTCGTGATCTCCGCACCGCAGATTTCCAGGCCGTACTTGACCTACACATGGCCAAGAGCCATTCCACCGTGAACAAGTACAAGCAGCTGATAACGCAGATGTCGAACTGGGCAATCCGAGAGGAAATCTGCACAACAAATTTTGCAAAGTTTGTCCGGCTGCCAGAAAATGTAAAAAAAGAAAAGGACATCTTCACGGAGGAAGATATCCGTAAATTGGAATCCGACAACAGCGATGCGGCGAAAATTGTCTTGATGCTGCTGGCAACGGGTATGCGTATCGGGGAACTGTTTTCTTTGCCGCTGGCTGACTGTCACGGCGATTATGTGATCGGCGGCGAAAAAACCGAAGCCGGGCGAAACCGAATTATCCCCATTCGACCGGAGGGGAAACAGTATTTTGCTTACTTCTCCAGTCGCGCAAATGGCGAACTCCTTTTATCCGGCTACGATGGGCAAAAAGTCCCGGCAAACTTCCGCAGGCGTGATTTTTACCCACTCCTTGACCGGCTGGGCATTGTGCGAAAGACCCCACACGCCACCCGCCACACATACGCATCCCGGGCGGTAAAAGAGGGATTGCCACCGGAAATGCTCCAAAAAATACTCGGACACGCCGATTATTCCACCACCGCAAACATATATACGCACATCGACGCGCAGACACTTGTGGATGCTGTTACTAACACGTTACTAACAAATAAAAAATAAGCAAAAAAAGAAAAGCCTTGAAACCGTTGAGTTTCAAGGCTTTTTTTGGTGCCCCGTCGGGGATTCGAACCCCGGACACCCTGCTTAAAAGGCGTAAGCCAGTTCAAAAAGCGCAGTATATTGTTGCGATAAAGCGGTATAACACGGTATTTATTGGTGTTTTTCTTGCGAAAATGTTACGCTATACCGTGCCGTATCGTTTGGGTTGCTATCAAATTACTATCACTTTTCGGGCGATATTTACCCATTGCGATACATGCTTTGGCAGCTCTTTACATCCTTTGCTTTGTCGATTTGCTTCTCGTGCAGATAATCATAGATAGCCTGCATGGAGGCAGGCGGTTCACCCTTTGCCTTGCGATACTGCTCAATCTGTCGGACAACTTCTCCATGTAGCAAATCCATGTGCCGCATTTCTTCCGTGGACAAATCGTAAAACAGTTTCGCAAGCGTGGGGTCGGATTCCTTGTATTTTAGGGCGCACTTTGCATATACTTCTGCATCGTGGATCTCGCTATCGATAAAATTTTCCAATTTCTCAATAACTTTCATCCGGCACCTCCATCAGATGCGCTGTACCCGGAGGGCAACATTACTAACTGTGGATGCCGCGCCAGTCAGTACCAGCGACAGCGCAGAGTCGGATGCGCAACACGCCTGACGCACAAGAGCGGGGAATGCCAGCGCAACAGGCGCGCCAGCCGCAGCATTTGCGGAAGCTGTCGCACCGGGAACAACCACGCCGTCCTTGATAAGCGTTGCAGTGACCGTCCCTGCCGCCGTGGGGGATACAGTGATGGACACATCGACATCATAATATCCTTTGCCAACGATATTGACAGCGTTTCCGTTCAAAGAAATATCACATCCATAGCGGCGGATAAGACTACCCAGAGGGATAACACCATTTACGGCAACCTCCGTGGGGGTCTGCATAGCAGTGTAAATCGCAGATTTGCAAGACATTGTAAAATCTCCTTTCTAAATTAAAAGGGCGGGACACCAGCCCCGCCCATAACCCGGCCAAAAGGGGCCTATCGTTCTGTGTCAGATGTTTGCGCCGCAGCAGCTGTTGCAGCCGCAGAAGGGGGAATTACCGGCGTTGTAAGTGTAGCCGTTGGGATAGCGCACCACACCATACATCCGGTTATCCATCTCAAGGCTGGCAATGCGGGCGGACTGCTCCGCAATGCGCTGCTCAAGCTGGGACTTCTCCAAAGCGGCAAACTTGGCATCGATGTTGGCGTTTACGCCGTCAATGGCCCGCTTTGTGTCGCAGCAGCACTGCGCCATCTGGCTCTGGATGCTGTTGCCGGTCTGCATGATGGTCATGTTGGTGCCGTTCTGCGCCAAAGCCATCTCCTTGCCCAACTGCCCGATGCCGCCCTGCATTTCGTACCCGAGATTGCAGATGCCGTTACCGATGTTGGTCAGACGGTCGTTGATCTGCCCGAACTGCTGGCCAAACAGAATCTCCTGCTGGCTGGCAGCGGTGGCGAACTGCCCGAACTCACCCTGCCGATTCCACCCGTTGCCGCCAAAACCAAACATGAACAGGAACAGAACAACGATAAGGAACCAGCCGGAGCCCCAGCCGTTTTCTTCGTTTGTACCGCGTGTCACAGCGGCGATATCGCTAAGAGACATACCGTTCTCCATGTGGAAAACTCCTTTCATAAATTTTTATAAATAAACCGTGTCGACCCGGCCTATTTCAGGAATTGCATAAAGTCCTTTGCTTGTTTCTGCAAATCGGAAAACTGCTCTTTGCTCATTTGCCCGGAAGTTAGTAATCTCCCTATTTCCTGCTGTGCTTTTTGCGGGGTCATGCCGGCAGCAAATTTTCGGAACTCTGCCACCATCGCAAGGGGGTTATTCGGCTTTCGACTTCCGTTTCCCATCAGCATTTGCATCATTGGATTTGCCATTGATTGTGTCCTCCAATCTCTTTACGCGCTCTTCCAGACTGCTTACATCCACAGGCGGGGTAGCCTGATACGGAGAAACCGTGTAGGGCGTTACCGTTGCATACCCCGCGCCGTCCGTCTGTTTCATCCACACGATAGGGTCATTCTCGTCCATCAGCAGAATGGAACTGTTTGGGGCCATTCGGAAAGCCTCTGCGCCGTTTCTCCCGTTTACCCTTGTAATTTGGCACACAAACGCTTGCGGGGCTCCTGCGGCGTTCTGAGGGGCATAATTGCCGTATTGGCCGTTATATCCCATTGGCTGATATGGATTCTGATAGTAAGGATTAAATGCCATCAACATACCGTCCTTTCTTCACGGAACAGTTCGGCAAAATATACATATATCCGCAATTCTTCCGGGTCTGGGAACAAGGTCAAAATATCCCTTGCCATTTGCTCCGTGTAACCGCAAGCTATAAGCCGTTCGTACATTTTGCCACCTTCTTTCTGCTCTTATGGTACAAAAAAACAGGCACCCGAAAGTGCCTGAAAAGTGTCAAAAAAGCAAAAATCCCCCCGCCGGTTAAGGCAGGGGGATAAATAGTTCCTGTGCAATTTTATGATACGCTCTGCATCTATGCCGCTTTACGGTTTCAACGGACATATTCCGCTCCATAGATACCTGTACGCAACTTTTGCGGCGCACATCGCATTCTATGACCACCATCGCTTCATTGTCAGGAAGCAAAAAAGAATCAACAAAAGCAACGGCTCGTTTTGGCGGCAGATTTGACAAAAAATCCCTTACGGCCTTGTGGTTGCTGTTCATACGCAAAACAAATAGCCGTGGAGGTGCGGATGCTTATGCACGGGCGTGAGGCCGGCGTAGCGGTGTCCTCTGTGCCCTCCAGGTGTTTACCGTTACCGGATATACCCATCAAATCCGGCATCCTTCAGCCGCCGGAGCATCTTTTCCGCATTGGCGCGGACGGCAAATGCACCCACCTGCACCCGGTAGAGCTTATTGGTGGTGGCGGGCTTGGGCTGCTCCTTCTCCTTGAAGGTCACGCCGAAGTAATCGCAGATACCTCGGGCAATGGCCTCGCCGATATCAACCGTATGCTCCACGATCCACTTGGCGGTGGCGGCGTTGTCGTGGAACTCGCACTCGATATAGGCCGTGGGGGCGCTGGGCACCCGCACCTCGTACAGGGAGGCATCCACCCGGATATTCTCGCTGGTACCGGGGGTCACCGGGGCCAGCCGATTAAAAATAGCCTTGCAAGCCTTCATTCCCTCGCCGCTGCTGTTAAAGCAGAACATGCGGGTGCCGCTGACCGTGCCGTTAAAGGCATTGGTATGGATGGGCACATGGAGGTCTGCGCCGAAGGCGTTAGATGCCTGGCACTTCTCCTGCATGGATTCGTCATGCATCAGTTTCACGGTCACACCGCTACGCTCCAAGGCCGCCTTGCAGGCCTCGGCGATCTTGCCGCACTGCACACCCTCCGTGGTATTGCCGTAGGCGTAGCGGTTATCGTACTGGTTGCTGGGGGACAGAAATACTTTAGCCATTTTCCTTTCCCTCCTTGTTGTAAGTGGCGGTGGAGATGCACAGCACAGCGCCCAGGAACGTGTCCACGGCGGTGATGGTGGTGACGATCTCCTCCGAGTAGGGCCAGGCCCACACGGCGGACAGAGCCGCGTACAACGTGGCGATGGCCGGCAGGACGATGATGACCACCCACTTGAGAATGTCATACAGTTTGTCAGGGATTTTCATGATTTGCTCCTTTCTGTGCCCGATTCGGGCACCACAAAAATTAATGATTGTTTTCTAAATCCGCGATGCGGTGGTTGGCAACCTTGATCTGCTCCTCCAACACCGGGACGCGCTGCGCAAAATTGTTGTGCTCCCGAACCTCTCTGGTCAGTTCCTCCAGTTTGGTGTCGGTGACGGCCTGATGCGTATCCAGCTTGGCCTGCACATCCCGGGTGGTCTTGTTGCTGGTGATGATTACCCCCAGCAGCGACAAGCCGCCGGTAATCAGGGCCACAATGATAGTTTCCGTCATGTTCATTCCTTTCCTGCCGCCAGCAGAGCGGCAAACACAAACCCCAAGCACGATGATGCGGGGATAATCAATAACAGCCACAAGGGATTCATAGCCACACCTCCTCATTTCCATGTGCCGGTGATCCTGTGCCAGAACGTACCGGCCCCGCCTTTTTGATTGCTGAAATAGATCGCCTTGAAATTCGCTGAGTCAGCGCTGCCGGATGCAAAAGACACGCCGGTGCCCCACACGCAGTTGCACTGCACGTCCTGTATGGTCTTGAGCAGATTCGGCGGCAATGCCATCGTGTACGCCCTGTAGTACCAGCCGTTTATCTGCCCGGTCGTACCCAAGTTGCTGGAGGTTGTCTGCCGCCACAGCTCCAGCTTCCCGCTATTCCACTTTTCGTAGTGCCAGGAGCTGGATGTGCCGCGCTCCACCACATAATCCTTCTGCGCCGGGATGCCCATATCCGAAAACAGCTCCGACAGCTTCCGTTTATACAGCCAGCCGTTGGCGTCAAATACGCACACATAGGGCGGTGCTTTCCCCAAGTCCGTGGCCGCCGTGGCCTGCAGCCATGTGCCGGTGAGATATTTCCCGTTCAGGTTTCCGACCAGTGTCACGTTGCCATCGGTGTCGATATTGAGAGACTTGTCCCAGGTCAGACCAAGGTATAACTTATTGCTGGCCTGCAGCGCCTGCAAATGCCACTGGTTGGTGCCGTCATTCAGGCCATACCAGGGGTTGCCGCTAACTTCCTGATTTACTGGTTTTTCAAAGTGGGCGTATAGGCCCACCTGGAAGGTGTTCTCTTTGTCGCACTCACGACCCACGCCAACAGACTTTTTGGACTTGGCTAAATCCATCAGGATAAACGCCGCAGGCAGGTCTCGGATGGTTGACTCGACACTCTCAAATTTGTCCGTTGCCACTACGCGGACAGCGTACCGGGTATCGGTGTCGGCGGCAAAGACCACGGACACATTGGCCGGACTATAATTGCCAGCCGCCGCACTCCCGGCATCCGCCCATGTTGCCGCACCATGTGCCCGATACTGCACCTTGTAGGCCGCCGTATTTTTGTTGGATAGCGCAGTAATGGCGGCACTAAATGTCACCTTGCCGTAAGCTCCGGAACGATTTAATGTGCCGTCCTGATTGCATCGGGCGGCAGAAATAGCCGATATAGTAGGCTTGCTATACGCAAGGACAGTGACGGTCTGCGTTTTGGTGGTGGTGCGCCCTCGACTATCTGTAACGGAGCAGACAACGGATACATTGCCGGAGGATGGCAGATAATCCGTTGTCCCGCTGGATGTGGTAGCGGCGTAAAAATTGCCCACCTTGATGCTGTAAGACTTGATGGTGCTGCCATACGATCCGGCAGCAGTCAGCGCCACCTTGATCTTACTGCGCAGCTGCACATAGCCGCCGTATGTGGCGCTTAGCCCGATAGGGTCGCTGATTGCCACAGACAGCGTGGGCACCGCACTTTCCGGTACAGCCAGCTCTACCACGCACTCCGATCTGCCTACATAGGTGCTGCCGTTGTAGGTCTTGGTGATAAGCGTCACCGCCAGCTTTGTGCTGTTGGGCGCATTGCTGGCTAAGCTGACAGGCGGCGTCCAGTTATAGGTGGCCTTGCCATCGTATGCTGTGATCTGTACCTCGCTTTTGCTGCCAACCTTGTAATATAGCTTATCAGTAAAACTTGCGCTCTTGCGGTCAATGGAGATTGCCAAAGCCGTGCCGAGGGTGCCGGTTTTGGGTGCCGACACTACCGATGCCCGGGGGATAGTGTCAAGTGTCAGCGTCTTTGTCTGCGTGATTACGCCCGCGCTGATTTCCGTATCCATCCATGTCCGTACCTTGACGCTGCCGGTGCCGTCTGGCTTGTGGTTGACGGTGATGGTAGTGTCCAGGATGGTCTTGGTAGTATTTTGCGGTAGCGTAAACGCCACCGTGTGCTCCGTCTCCGTCCCGCCGTTGAGCGTAATGTAGTAATACGCCTTATCACCGGGGGCATCGTTATAGCTGGAGCCGGTTTGCTGCGATGTCCACTTGATGCGGACTTTGGAGGTATTGTTGGTTATGGATTGGCCAACCTGCTCCAGTGTCAGTGTTTGAATTACGCTCATACCGTCTCCCCCTTAATAGATGGTTACATCGCCAACTTCATCGCGCCGGAAAATCACGTTGCCGATTACAAGCGCATCCGTTGTAATGCGCTTTGTTACTGCGCCGTCCGCTGTGATCTGCAATTCCGGTGTGTTGTTACGGACAAATTGCAGCACGTCATTATCCAGCCGCAAAAGGATCTCATTGCCGGTCTCGCCGATAATCAATCCATCGTCCGTAAACCTAAAGGCTTTGGTGATGGATTCATACTTGGCCTGCAAATCGCCGTCTACGTTATCAATACGTTCCGTGACTTTGGTGATGTCAATGCCCAGCTGGTCAGTCAGCACAGACAATTTGGTGCTGACCTCCTCCTTGTAGCTTCCAAAATCCCCGGTTTCCACATAGTTTTCCAGCGCCGACAGGATGATGGAATTGACATTCTGCTGCAGGTCGGTGATCTGCTGCCGGGTGGTCTGCACCACCTGATCGATTTGGGGCTTGGCACTGTCGGCCATCGCCTTGCTGATGCAGTACGCTCCGGTGTAGGTCACGTCCCCGTTGGAGTATGTGATCTTGGTGCGCCCCCAAAGATAGGTGCCGTCCGTGATGGTTGGGGCCGTAGACTGCCATGTGCCGCCGGAAAGCTCTGTCTCAGAGGTGGAGAGGTAATATTCCACATCCGTGTGCGTTACGGAAACACCGTCATCGCCCTTGGTTCCAGGCTTGCCGTCCGCGCCTACAATGCGGACGGGCGTTCCCCATGTACCGCTGCTGGCGGACGCTGCTACCTTCTGTGAGAGCCATACCACAGCATCGGTCAAGTTTGTGTGCCAGCCATTTTTTGTGCCATCCCCTGTGGGGGCAGCTGGGGCAGCCGTGCCGTCGTGGTAAGTAATCCATACAGACAGACCGTTGGTGCCATTGGTGCCGTTCTTGCCGTCCGCCCCTGCAGGGCCGGGAGGCCCGGGGGTCAACTCAATATTTTCAAGGTCGGTTTTTGTGGCATAGGTTTTCTGGGCTTCTGTCTTGCTGATGGTGGACTCAAATTTCCCGTCAATGGCTATGAGTTTTTGGGAAAGCCCAGAAACCGCATCCTGACTAACAGAACCTATGGCAAGGGCAGCACCGTTGATCGTGCCGTCCATCGTCAGGGCTACTTTACTGATGGTCTTTCCCCCGTCAGTAGAAAATCCCAGGCCACCGGTGGACATGATCCACATTTTGGTATTATCTTCCACGGTGGGGGTATTTCTCAGCGTCCAGCCAGTAGGGTAGCCGTCTTTGTTATAAGTGATTTCAAAATAACCACCCTGTGCTCCGATTATTTTTTGGGTAGCATCTTGAAACGACTTTACAACATCGTCATACATCCTTTTGAACTTCTGTTCCGATGGAGAAGGGGTAGCATAGTCTGTATCCGATGGGCCATAGCAAGTCAAGTCGGCGGACATTCCACCCTTGATTTGTGTTTTTAGCTCCATCACATAGGCCGTCAGATTCTCTCCGCTGCCGCCTATAACAGAAACAATGTCTCCCGCTTCAACGGCGGGGTTCCCACGCCACTTAACGGTGCAAGGCCGCATTGTTTTGCCGTTAATCTCGGCAAAAACGGTTTCTGCTACCTCTGCGGTCATGTATGGGTTAATGGTGGTAATACCTTTTCCCGACCCCACACTGATGGGGTTGCTATCCGTGCCAGTCAAGAGACTGTGAATCGTAAATGCATCATCAGTGGTCAGTGTCAGGCCGTCCATGTACTGCGTGTCGCGGTCAATCGTAAGACCGCCATCGGCATACCAGCAAAAGACAAGGTTTCCCGTTGCATCGAACTTTGCGTTACAACCGATAAGCCCAGCCAGCCATCCCAGCTGTTGCCGCAGAGTGCCCGTGTAAGGCGCAGCGATCTGAATACTCGGCATAGTAACGGAAGGCGGTGTTACGCCAGCCTGTTTGCAGACATCTGCCAGCACTTGCGTCGGAGTAGCCGGGAATGTGATGGTGGGCATATAGTCCTCTGTCAGACCAGCCATACGGTCGTAGCCCGTGACAGTTACCCACAGCTTCCCACTATCCTCTACGCCATCTGAGGGGATGTAGTATTTGCCCTTTTGCACATATTGGGCTTCACCGCCCATTATGATACCGACAGAGGGGATAAAATACGCACCGTTCAGCGGTAGATTGTCCTGCTTGTAGAATGTAACCTTGCAGCTGGACGAAAACGCCGCGCCGATGGTCACGCCGTCTGAGGAGCCAAACTGCTCCGTGACAACGATCTCCTGTATCTCCGATGCCGGAAGGTCTGTCGTACCGTTGAAATTTACCTTGCTGGTGATTTCACGCCCCGGTGCAGAACACGCGGCGTTAAATGCGTCTGTTACAGTATGCATGGCTTACCTCTCGATGAAGTTCATGGAAAGCCCTTCCCATTGATATTCGCCATCAATAAGGCTATACATGGGTGCTGTCCTGTCGCCAACATAGGCGGTCATTTGCCGTTCAGAACCAGTCATAGCATCGGGATATTTTACCTTGAAAAAAACCTCGTCTACAGCCTGCAGCAATGTGGACATCGGCGCGGATTTCATAGGTGGCCACGACAGAGTTAGCTTACGCTTACTCCCTACCCGGTCACGAAACAAGTCTCCGTTTTGGTTTCTCCCCGTTCCGTCTGCGTCAACATCCTGTATGCCCCACGAATATTCGCTGGGGTCGGGCAGCGGGACATTCGTCCCGTCTGCCTTTGTAATGGTAAAAATTGCCATTTGACCTCCTTATGTGACAAGAGGACTTGCCCCAGTCGCCCGGACAACGGCGTTGTTCTCTCTAACCACTGTCTCAAACAATTTCTTCCCAGTCACGCTGTCGAGAACAATGGTCACATGGACTTCTCCAGAACCGCCGGATTCTTCGCGGACAATCTTCCGAATAAGTCCTTCCGGGGCTTCGATGTTATTTCCGTGGGTCTGATCGCCGAGCACGGCAAGGAATTCATCGTTTGCGGGAATAACTGCGCCTTTAGCGAGGTGCGGGAGCACATTTTCGCTGATATAGTCAATGTTTACTCCAATAGATTTGCCCCCTACAAACGGCACCCACGAAGGGACATCGAAACTGATCTTGTTCATCTGCTTAATGAGCCAGTTAAGCCCTTTGATGATGATGTTGATTGCTCCATTAAGCAGATCGATTATGGTGTTCCAAATGCCCTTAAAAATGTCCTTAATTCCCTCCCACGCTTTATCAAAATCGCCCGAGAAAACGCCGGAGATAAACTTGATTAGCCCGGAAAAAATCGTCTTAATTTCGTTGATTACATTCCCGACGGTTTGCTTGATGTTGCCAAAAACGGCGGTTACAATAGCCTTGATTCCGGTAATAAGCGGTTTGAGCTTTCCGTTTGTTTTTTTGTCGATCCAATCCAACAGCCCATTTAGCCAGTCCCTTATGCCATCAATAACGGAGCCGATTATTCCTTTCAGCCCGGAAAAGATTTTCTCAATCCCTTTCGCTGTGCGCTCCGTATCTCCTGTAAAGATTCCAGCAAAGAAGTCAATAAACCCTTGCAGAGTCTCTTTCACGCCGTTGATAAGTTCTTGTCCGTGCCCGGTCGACGTAGTAATGCTAAGAAGCAGGGATGCAATCATTGCGATTAGCAAAGGAATCCAAGACCCAATCAGTATACCGATTCCGACACCTGCTGCAAGAATTCCGGCGATTGCAAGCATTTGGTTCTGGAAATTCCATCCGCTTTTCTCTGCATCAGAAAACGCAACAGCCAGCACAGCAAGACCGGAAACAATAGCTGTAATTCCTCCAGCAACCGGCCCAAGTGCAACATATAGCCCGGTCACGGCAAGCGTCATGCCGAAAATCATACCGGTCATGTTTTCTTCTGTAACGCCGTTTACGATTGAATCGAGAATGTTTTGCACCAGCGTAAGCGCACCAAAAATACCGACAGCCAAGCCAATGGTTTTCTGCAAATCAAGGCCGAGTTTTGGGCCAAGTTTCCACGCCGCTAATCCAGCGCCAATGGCAAGAATCCACGGGAGCGCATTTTTGAGCTTCTGCGTGACTTCATCCGCCTGCTTACTTACATCATTAAGAAAACCATACTCAGGCAATTCAAAGTCAAAACCGCTGCCTCCGGACACACCTGCAGAACCAGACCCGGACGCAGTGTTGCCGTTTAGAATGTTAAGCTCATCAAAGCCCATAACGGACTTTTTCAGTTCTTTTGCTGCGCTTGTTGCATCGTCAAAGCCTGCAGCGGCATCTTCTGCGCCGCTGGCGAGATTCCCAACGCCGGAATAATCAATCTCCGTGAGCTTGAAGTGAAACAGTTTTGCAATAGCATCCGCCAGCTCGCGTACAACACGAAGGACGGCGATTGCAATGGGTAATATCTTTTGAAGAATAGGAATAAAAATATTGCCGATTGCTCTTGATGCCTGTGTTAACTGCGCTTGGAAAATACGGAGCTGGTTTGCGGGGGCATCCAGCGAACGAGCCATATCGCCCTGCGCCGTTGTTACCTGTGTCATAATTGCGTAGTAACGCAGCTCCGCCTTTTCTGCCTGCGTCATGGCAGAAACAGACTTTTCGATTCCCAGCGTCAATGCGGTTTGTTCCAGTTTGGCTTGCGACAGGTCATAGCCCAATCTACGCAACGGTTCCAATTCGCCAGAAACACCGGATTGCAGCTTTTGCATAGCATCTTCAACGGAGATGTTGAAGAACGAGGAAATGTCATATCCGAGCTGTGTAAGGTTCTTACTCATAAGGTAAGAACGGTCTGCGACAGATCCGAAGCCGGACAGCAAAGTGTTAAATACGCCCTGATTCCGCATCCATTTTGCGGGGTCAATGCCCATTATTTCGCCAACATTTTCCGCATACTCTTGGGCTTCTTTTGCGTATTGACCCATTGACGCAGTAAACAGGTTCAAATCCTCTTGGTAGGCATTTGATTCAGTGATAGCCTTGCTGATTTCTTGGCGTATCATACGAATTCCGGCCATAACCCCTGCCGTTTTTATGCTTTTGAGGGAAATCCCAAATTGGCTCGTTTGGGTGGATCCTTTGTTTACCGTGTTGTTGTACTTCTCGGTCGTTGTTATGAGCCGCTGAATTCGAGACGGCATGGCACTAAATCCATCGGCTACATGTTGCATTTCTGTAGCAAACGGTCTCAGCGCATTTGCAAGCCTGGTCATTTGGTTTGAAAACTCGTCAATGTCTGCGGCGCGGAGTTCGCGCACAACGTCCGGAAAAGCGCTGAGCTGGTTGATGTACGAACGCATGTGCGCACCTTCCAGTTCGGATAGCGGGCGCAAAGCATCTGCGACATTGTAGAGTTTGTCTATATCGCCATCGGAAATCCCGGATATTGCCGTTCCGAGCGCTTGCATATTAGTCCCAAGCGATTTTGGAATCTTAACGGTTCCAACATCGGATATGGCCTTTAGCCCGGCAGCGATAGATTTAAGTTTTTGCCCAACTGCACCGGACCCAGACAGCGCTTTATTGAGCGCAGCTATCTGATTTGCAGCAGTTCTTACGCCGGACGCTCCGCCGGAAGTGGCCGTCTTTAGGGAGGACAACGCTTTTTCAAGCCGTCCCAAAGACGCAACGGCACTGTCGCTGTTCTCTTTGATTTGAAATTCAAGTCCGCGAATTTCAAGATTGTCCATGCTTTTCACCTCCCGGCTCGAATTTCTTGTTATTTGCAATCATGAACATTTCCATGATTGCTTTTGCACGGCTATCATTCTTCTGCTCTTTCGCTTTTTTCTCCGCAGAATTATAGCTTTCACCCACCTGATAGGGGGAATCTCGATACGGAATAGGCTTTGTACCTTTTTTTGCGAACGCATGAAGAATAGGCGATACATCCGCCAAGGCTTCATAGAAATACGCACCCTGTAGCCATGCGTTTTGGTTGTCCAAGTCCTGCTTGATTTTCGCTGCCTTGCGGTAGTACTTGACCAACTCGCAATCCATTTCCCAGAACTGCTCGTAGGTCATCCCTATTGCAAGGTAATAAGGGAAAACCTCATAGAACTTTTCCGTGTAAGCGTAGAGGGGGGTATTGCCCCCCTCTTTATCGGGCGGCGGTTCGCTTACCAGTCCACCGTCCAGCTGGCGTTTCCCTCGGATTCGGGATCATCCATGAGCGCTACAATGGGGTCGCTATACATCTCCACCAGCTTGCCCAGCATATCTCCCTTGTTGGGCAGCTGGGCATAAATCTCGTCGATAACGTAACGCTTTACATAGCGGTGATGCGCCAAAAAAGCGCCAGCAAACAGGGCGGGCAGATAGGTCATGGGCTTGCGCTGCAATTCCTCGATCTCGAAACCCTGCCGCTCCATCATTTCTACAGATTTTCTGGTGTATTCCAGCACATATTTCGCATCGTTGTGCTCGATGGTCATTGTCTTTGCCATAATTCCTCCTTACTCGCCGTCATCCAAAGTGATGACCGTGGTGGGCGCGATGGTGATATTCATTCCGACCACTTCGTTTACGCCGCCGCCGGTGGGATACACGGAAAGCTGGCCCTTGAAGGAAAACTTTCCGTCAGATCCTGTGGGAGTAACAGAGCCACCGGCTTCTGTGCCGCCAAACCACACGGCATAATCCGCCTCCGTACCCTCTTTTGCTTTCAGAGTCTTGTAATCGGCCAGTGTGTAGTTTGCCGTGAAACTCAGGCCGTCCATAGACTGAATACCGGCGATGTAGGTCTGCATCTTGTCAGACAGGGTGGTGGTTTCCAGCATTTCGGGGTCACCGCCAAGGTCGGGGAACTCCTTAATGTCCACCAGTTTTGTCCAGGTGGTCCCGGGGGAGCTTTTCTGCATCAGGAAAATCTTATAGGTACTGATTGCCATAATTTACCTCCTAAAAAGTGTGTTTCCGTCCGTTTCGGCACGGTATCGTGCCACTAAGCGATAGATTGACGCACTGTCCATGTTCGGAACGGGTGTCATGGAAATGCGTGTGAAATTCATTGCATACAGCATTTTGTCGATTTCTGACAGGATGCTGCGGCACTCTGATTTGCTTTCGCCGGTTTTGGTTGAGTAGACATTGACCTCATACATGACGGTTGCATACCGTTCGGCGCCGGAACTGTCTTGATTAGATGTGGTCGTGTAATTGTCCTGTTCCACAATGCTTGCGTGTGGGAAATTGGGGGGAGATTTTATATACGCCCCGGAAACATCTATCCCCTTGAACTTCTTTCGCAAGGCTTCTGCAATTGGGGTAAAAATCATCCGTTCCACATCAATCATCCGAACACCTCCTTTACGATTTCTACAAGCCGCAACTCCAATTCTTTTACGGCGTTATACATGGGCATATTGGCCGGATTACCATGTGTAAGAACAAGCGTCCCCTTTGCTCTTTCGCCTACAACGGTTCCGTTTGTACCGGGTTCTCCGTAATAACCCCATGTGGATTGTTTCCCGCGTCCTTGACCATATTCTCCGCGCTCCATTCCCAAGTCCTTTGCTTCCGGGTGATTATCTGGGTATGTTACGCCTGTGCCAAATTCAATAAATAAGACCGTGCCGCCGACGGCGACAACGGCCTTTATTTTTCCTCGATCTTCAACAGACACGGTTACATCGTTTGTGCCGTCATATTCGGCGCTCGCAAAGCCTGCGCTTGCCACTTCGTATCCCTCTTGTGTAAGGCGCTCCAAAAGCCTTGCGCAGCCGCTTTTTATCCATTCCCGGTACTCCCGAACGGAATCGATCATCTGCTGTACGCCGGATGGAGAGAGGGTGGTAACAACCTTGTGCTTCACGACACATTCACCTTGCTTATGGCAATAGAGATAGAATTCAGAGATTTAGCCACGCGCTTTACGATGTAGTCATAAAGCGGTTTCCCGTTTTTATATTCCGGATTTTTGTCCACAAACAAAACGGTATCTTCTGCAATGGGGCAATCCATATCATCCGTGACGATGACCTTGTCATAGGAAACAAATTGCCCGAATTGCTCCACTTGCGCCGCCCCGGATGCAGGGGAGATATTCGCCAGCATTTTCACTGCGTCCTTGTATTTCACGGACATTTGCCCGGTTTCGTAGCCGTCATCGGACATATTCATAGTTTTCCCGTCATACAGGAGATACCAAAATGCCGATTTGTTCCGATCCATACATCTCATTTCACCACCCCCGCATAAGGGACAATGTCACGCAAAAGGGAGGACGGAACATCGCCGTCCTCATAGGAGCGGGAAATACCATTCTCGCTGTGCGCTGTTTCGCCCTCTGCTCCGCGCTTGTTCAGCAGATATGCGGCAATCTCCACTTGGGTCATGTGATACCGTTCGGGGACTTCTTTAATCGTGTCGTCAAACGGGTATAGTTTTCGCAGCACTTTATCCCCAGCAATAGCAAGGTAGGCGGAAAGCACGCTTCCTTGCTGGTCTGTCATAGTAGCTAAAAGCTCGGTCTTTTCAGCTTCGGTCATACTTCCCGCCCTCCTTTATCAGCCGGTCACAGCTTTGGTGTTTACGGGATTGCTTGCGTCATTGGCGATGAACACGCTGCGGCTGTAGGTGGGCGCAGTGAAATCGGTGGAAATACCGGTGAACTTGCCATGATACCATTCGGGGCCGTGGTCAAGACCTACCTGGCCGAACAGCTGATACTTCTCACCAGCACCGGTCTTGGACAGCTGCTCCAGGAAGAAGTTGCCCTTGCCGGGAACAGGCTGGTACACAGGTGCGATAACATCCAGATTCAGCAGCAGTGCGGTGCCAGCGGGCAGGCACTCGCCCAGGTACAGATAAACCACGCCAAGGGGAGTGATTACGCTGGACAGCGCGATACCGTTAATCTCACGGGCGGCGGGAACCACGGTAAGACCGTTCTGCACGGCATCCGCATTGATCTGGAACATGGTCACGGCATCGCACCACAGCACCAGGCCATTTGTGGGGGCGTTTGCTCCGTAAATCTTCTTCACCATGTCGGCTACATCCCACAGGCCCAGGGGCTTGGATGCCATAGCGGTAACATTGGTTGTAATGGCGGTGGTCAGGCCACGGGTCTTGTTGATCTTGGAATCGTCCGTGGCCTTGTTGTATGCGCCCTGGATGAAGGTAAACTCCATATCCCGGGCAATCTTCTGAATCTTTGCGCCCACCTGGAAATCCAGTTCATTGATGGGGTTTGCCTGCTGATTCTCGATATTCACGCCGGACAGAGTGCCCATGTTGGACATCTTGGCGTAGGAAACACCTACGGTCTCCTGGAAAATCTGCGTGACATTGGTTTTCTGGGTGCGGGTCACCACGGTGGCATCAGGTGCAGTCAGGGACGCGGTCTCGCTGATAGCGGGCTGGGTGCCGCCGGCAGAGCTGTATTCCTGCCCTGTGACGAACTCGACATGGTTGGTGGTCTTTGCCCGGCTTCCGATGATGGAAGACAGAGGGGTGCGGGTGTTGCCCTTGTTGAAGAGCATACCGGAGTAATTCAGCACTCCGAAACTGGTAGCAAAAGTATCTGCCATTTTAATTCATTCTCCTTTACTGTGTGTTGTTGTCTTGATTCATTAGGCGGGTATAGTACGCCGCCTCCGCAAAATTGCCGGTGTTTTGCGCATCGGCAGCTTTTTTGGAAAAGTCTGCACCATTCGATCCGGATCCGGAAGCGGGCTTGGGTGTGCCTTGCATTGCGCTGGCTTTCACCTGCTTTGCGTATGTCTCCAAAAACACCTGCTGGTTGGCAAACACCTTATCAGTGTTGCCGTCAGCCATTGCCTTGGCGGTATCGGCAGCAAGCTTTTCGTCATAGCCCTGTGCAATGAACTTGGCCGTGTACTGCGACACAGTCTTGTCGCGGCGAAGCTCATTTAGCTCCTTCTGCATAGCGGCAATGTCCTCCGCCTGCTGCTGTTTCTTCTGCTCGTCCTCGCTCAACAGAGCATTGTGTTTCCTTTTCCACTCTGCTGCCTCGGAATTTGCCTTGGAAACTGCCGCTTTCTGCTTTTCAAGCTCGGATGCGTTGTCGTTATACTCAAACGCTTCCAGCGCTTTCAGCTTGTCCTCCAAAGACATGTCCGCATAACCGGCGATTCTGCTGGTGTCGATTTTTGCCATTTTGATTACCTCCTGCGTTTAACAAGGCTGTTCACTCAGCACTATTCTCTGTTTTTGCGGGTTGTCTCCCGTTTGCGTTTTTAGGTCGTCCCTGACCATTTATCACCTTACGGCGGGTAAATCGAAAAAATAAAGGGGCTACACTTTCGGATAGCCCCTCGGCTGTCGGTCAAGCCCTTGCCAGACCCACTCAGTATTTCTTTTTCCTACGCACTTCGATTACTACGATCTTCCCGCTCTCCACTTTCACCTCTGCTTGATTGCGGCTCTTGAGAATTTCGTTGATCGCCCGTACCATCTCCAGCGTTAATTTCATTGTTCCCTCCGTTTTCCTCGACATATTCCATGCTCATCTTGTATGCCAGCTGCGGATCGCTGAATAGGCCACAATGTGTAAATGCAAGCTGCGGCGCAATTTTTCCATTGCCCAGCATGGTTACCAGCACATTAGCCTTTTCGGAAATGTTCTCATAGTTCCGCCGGGTAAATCTGATCTCGATTGCAGACAGTTTTAAAGACAAATCGCTCAAGTCATTGCAAATCCGCAAAAGCACTTTCAGAAACTCTTTTTCGGAACGCTTGAACACCAGTTCGGAGTCCTTAGCTCTTGCTTCTGCCGCAGACCATCCGTCACGCATGATGACCGCAGAGCCTGTATCGGAAGTGGAAGACCCTCCGTTTCTGTTTGGCATCCCGCAGATTGTCAAAACCGTGTTATACAGATTGTCCGCAAGGGTCTGTGTCTGCGTCTGGTTCAGCTCCGTGACAAGGTTTTTGATCTCCGCTTTCTTCTGCGGGTCAATGTCCTCAAACTGAATTGCGCCGTCCTGCCGCAGAGTGGCATATTCTTCTGTGGAAATGCGCACATTGTGGAACAGAAGCAGGGATTGCACGAACTGCTCCACACCATCCATGCGGTTGGACTCCACATTGTTGATTGCATCCAGCAGATTCAGAACGATTTCAAATGCGCCAAGTCTCGCACGGTTTGCCGGGTACTCAATAATGGGAATCCCCAAAATCTGCGGCTCACTGCGAATGATCTTCCATGTGTCGGTCACTTCATAGAAGTGGTCTTTCGTGTAACAGCTGAAAACGACTGTCCCATCGTCCATCTTGACATACTTGACCGCCATGAGGGGAGGATTTCCCAACTGCACGGAATACACCACAAAGCAAAACCGGGGGTCAAGGGTATAAATCTCAAACGGGGCTTCATCTTCATCTTCCGGTGTGTCCGGCATGACCATGCGATAAGCCGTGCCGCAGATGTGGAACCAGTCTGCCAGTTCCTTATCCTTTGCCGGTTTGTCCTCGGACAAAACATAATCGTTCAGTTTTGTCACCATTTCAGCCGCTTTTTCATCGGCTATCCTGCTGACATACTGTACAGGCTCTCCCATCAAGTAGCCGACCTTGAAGGACACGATCTCGTTTGCCCGGTTTTCGACAATCTTGTTGTTGATCTCCGGGCGTACATCCTTTACTCTCGCAAGGATAGGCTGGTCGCCTTTATAGTACCTGTATAAATATTCCATGTCCGCCCGGTTTGCGGCGTGGACAACCATTGCCTTTTGCAGGATATTTGCAATATTCCCCTCGTTTACCTCGGTAGCATCCGAATAAATGACCTTTCTACCAAACATTTGTCTCAATAGCGTCACCCCTTAAAACGGTCTTTTGAATATCTCAATCTTGCCGCTGATGCGGTTTCGGATTTCGTTCTCCAGCAACGACAAGGAATCAGGCGCGTCATCGTGCGCCACCTTGCCGCTTCTTACATAGGTGGTCACTTCCTGCATGAATCCCCAGTATTGACACCCTCGCTTGTATGTGGACGGATGCTTGAAGTAAAAATTCTTCTTGATTCCATCCGATGCAAACTCAATTCGTGTCTGCTTGTTGGAAATCGTCCTTTTTGTCCGTATGCTGGTGTTAAATCCAGCGTTTTTGACGATTTCCGCAACATCTCTCGCAAAATACATACCGGCGTTATTGGATTCGAACAGTGCGTCTCCCACCTTGTTATCAATCAGGCACCTTGCGCATTCCGGCTTTGTTACCTCTGCGGGGGAATCGTCGTATACCACATCCACGATGTAGACTTCATCCCCATATAAGGCCGCAATAGGCATCGCCGTACTGTCTTTTCCGCTTTCTGCGGTGTCTGCCACGGCAATGATCGCATCCGGGTCACGGTCTACCGGCAGTTCAAAGAAATAGTTCAGCTCCGACTTATTGAAAAGCAGCCCCTTTGCTTCAAAGGGCTGCTGCTGGAATTCGCTTTCAAACTGTTCCGCGCTCAGAAGCTCTCTCTGCTCGCGGAAATAAGCGGTGGTAAAAACCTTTTTGCCCTCTCGCTCATACTCATAATTGCTTTCGTCTGTAATTGGGTCAAGGGCAGGGATTTCAATGGCTTTCCATGCCCAGCCGCCCTTTTGCGCTTCTTCCTGTAAATGCCCTATGGGGTCATATAGGGAGTATCTTGTCCCGGTGGCCACAATAGGCGTACCCTCGATGGCACGGCCTAAAATATCGCCGGAAATTACTTCCCACTTATCATCCAGCCGTTGCCGGTTTTTCGCTTCCTCTCTGCCCTCCACACAGTCATCCAAATAAAGGACATTGGTTGCCTCCGACAAGCCAACCTGCCGTGCGTCAATCGACCGGCACATGACCGTGGGGAATCGGGATTTAGACCGCAGATTGATAATTTTCGTGTCTGCGTTGGTCTGCACCAATGGAGCATCCGGGAACACATCGTAGAACAAATACTCGTTTGGCGTTTGCAGGTACTCCAGACAGCCGTTGTAAAAACTCCGCACAAGATCGTCTCCTGTGCCTTCCATAAGGGACGATTTATCCGGGTTTCTGCCGGACATCATGTTGATGAAATTTATCCCCAGCTGGCTTTTCCCAGCTCTTTTCGGAAGCGAAATGGTCAGAAGCCTCAATTTTCCGTCAAGGACATCTTGATACCCTTGCACAATGGGCCTTAGATACCGCCTGCGTGGAGCATAAAACCGCTTCTCCGGCTTTCTTTCCATCTCCACATACAGCAGGAAGGTGTCAAAATCATGCGGCGCGTCAAACAGCATGGATTGCTTATGCAGCGTGTAGAAATACTCCGCGTCTTTTGGGTTTCCGTTACGAAGTGCCTCGGAGGTCATCTTTCGGACTTCAGAATTTAACTGGTGCGCCGCAGCAAAATCTTCCGCTTCGTACCCAATGCACAACGCCAGCAAATCCTTGTAGGCTTCCCGGTCATGCGTTTTCTCTATGCGGTTTTTGATGCTCTCCGCAATCTTCCGATAATCCATTTGTCCTCCTGCAATAAAAAATGGACTGCCGAAAAATCGGTAGTCCATTCTATTTGGTTTTTGCGGATCCCTTACGGCTTCACTTCGTACTGCGTGCCATCAATCTGTACGCCAGTAACAACAAATTCGCCATTTCCTTGATCTTCATACCAGACCTTTGCCGGAACCCATAGTTTCATCTTGAACGCGTTTGACGCATATACCTCGCACTGCACCATGTATTTTTCGTCTGCGCGTCCAATGCCCCATGCGTCGTAGTATTTTGCTCTTACAAAGTATCGGTCAAGGACAGTCTCTGTCATGTCTTGCAACTGTCGATAAACATCGTATGGCACGGAAGATTCCGGCACATGTACATCGTCTATCGTCATCAAGAACCCACCCTTGTCTTTGTCATATAGGTCCGTTCCATTCAAGGATACATAAATAATCTCTCGGTGGTCTACCGTGAACCAGAACACTCTGTCCTTGTCCACTACTTCACGGAATGCAACAAGTCCATCGACCGATGCCGATGCGTCTGTTGGCTCACATCCGGAAATGGCGTCCACTCCACACATACGCAGAATATCTCTACCGGCCTGTGCCTCATCTTCTGTCATTCCGAAAGAAACAAGCCTTTCTGCAATCCCATCACTTGCAATGTCCGACAGTTCTTCCGCAGATTCGCTGCCTTGTACATCGAAATCTCCCGCTGCGTCAGGGCTCTCATCTTTGTTGCTGTATGCAACAGCAAGGGTAATGATTAGCAGAATGGCTAATACGATTATCATTTTCTTCTGCTTGGCAGGATTCGATTTTTTCATTTCTATTTCCTCCCTCTATTCATCAGCGCCGTCTCGGAATCCCTGCGGAATCCTCGTAGTCCCACATCCGGCGGTAAAATGTTCTGCTGCTCACATTCAGCAGTTTCACCGCGTGGGATGTTGTAATCTCCCGCTTATACCATTGGTCATGCACCGACTTTACAAGGCTGTCTTCAATCTCTATCGGCTTTCGGCCCTTGTACTTTCCAGCCGCTTTTGCCGCCGCTATGCCCTCTCTCTGCCGCTGTAAGGTCTGCTCTCGCTCCAGCTCTGCCATTGCGCCAAACACCGTGAGCATGAACTTGCCCTGCGGTGTATTCGTGTCAATGGATTCCTTCTGCGATACAAAGCCCACACCTTTTTCTGTGAGCTGCTCTACCAGCGTCAACAAGTCCCTCGTGCTTCTCGCAAAGCGGCTGATGCTTTCAACAATGACCACATCTCCCTCTCGGACGAAATCCATCATCGCTTCCAGCTGCGGCCTGCCTGTGCGGCTCTTGCCACTCGCTTTATCCATGTAGACACGCTCCACACCAAGGTCTTTCATCAGTATCTCTTGGCGGATCGTGTTTTGCTCCTCTGTGGACACCCGAATATATCCGACTTTCATGCGCATCGCTCCCTTCATCTTGTAAGGGTAGTGTAGCACACGCAAGCGGTAGTGTCAATAGGGTGTATGCTAAAATTTGCCTATTTGTTTTTGGCAGATTCTCTAAAAACGGCTTTTTATTTTTTGCGGGATTTTTTTAACTCCCCTTTTGTTTTGCGCTCGCCATTCAAGGTTCGCCCCGCCGCCAGCCGCAGCCGCATATCCCCCGCCCCCGGCCATACCCGCCGGAGATCGTCCCGCCCCGCCGCTACATCTGGGCGGCGTTAGGGTGTACCGTAATGCGCATAATGCACAATGCGGCAATAAAATTATTGTACATATTTTATGGCTATAATATGCGGCATAACTATTGACGCGCACCCTAATGGCATGGTATAATCTCAGCATACAAGACGAGGGCGCACCCGGTAGCCAGCCAAAGCAACCCGGGAACGCCCCCCCCACCAGCCAACAGGCCAGCACGGAGAGTATACCACATCCGGCGGCCGTTGGCAAGAGATTAGGCCATAGTGCCGGGAGGATGTACAAATGGAAAAAACGATGCTCACTTACAAAACGCTTGATCGCTTTGAAGCGGAATACAAGACGGAGCAATACACCAAAGCGCAGATCGAGGCCATCGAGATGGCCGCATATATCGCCAACATGAACCAGTCCGCCCACCGTGACTGGACGGGCGACGACATTTTCGCCGACTTCCTCCGGATCCTTGATATTGACCACATCGAGACCGTCCCCGCGCGCACTGCCGAGGGAATCACCGCGGCACTTGAAAGGGCGATGCAGACGCTGGAGCAGCGCAAGGACCGCAGCGCATGGAGCCGGGGCGTTACAGCCTATGCCGTGGATATGCTGCAGCAGACCACGGATTACTACAATGACGGTTATATCTCCGCCGACGATCTCGCAACATGGACCACCGCCGAGGCCGCAGCACTGAGCGGCGCGCGGGATTGGAGTGAATACAGCTGGGGCGGCTGTGCCCTTGTGTATGATGGAGACATCGCCGCCGCGCTCTGCACCCCGTCCGAGCTCAAAAAGACCCGCAACGGCGACCGCAGGCCGAACAGCCGGGAAGAATGGCTCGATGTGCAAGCCCGGGCACTGAATCAGGCTTTCGCCCGCGTGTATTCGGCGATCCGGGCCGCCCGGCAGGAGGTGCAGCAATGAGGAAGTATAAGCAACGGGAACTTCGGGAGCTTGTGCGGCTCGGAGTGGCTGAAGATTACACCAATAAGCCGAGCGAGTATATTTCCACGCTGCGCAGGCTCGAAAAGGTGGGCTATTCCTCCGGGGTTTACGGTATCAATGGCGGATTGGTCGAAGATACCGAAACCGGGCAGTTATATGCCATTATTGGGCGTTGCTCCAATCTGTTTATCTTGTTTTAAGGGGGTTATAATATGAACATTGACAGCATTATGAAAGAGCTTGTGGAGTATATCCGGATGCAGGAGGAGGCCGCCGCAATGGTGGAAAGCCTCAAAGACCAGCTCAAAGAGCGCATGACCGCCGCCGGGGTGGAATCCCTGGCGGGATCAGAACACAAGGCCACTTATAAGGCGGTGACCTCCTCCAGAGTGGACACAACCGCGCTGAAAAAGGATCTGCCGGAGATCGCGGCCAGATACACCAAAACGACAACGGCCCGCCGCTTTACTTTTGCTTGACCCGCTCCGGCGGATGTGGTACAATCGAGATGTAAGGAGGTGCCCACAATGATCCTGTTGTATATCCTGTTGCAGCCTATTTTACTGCTGCTTGACCTTGCAAAGCTCCAGAAATAACCGTGCCCCGCATGGCGGAAGCTGTGCGGGGTCTTCTTTTGCTCTCGGTGTATTCCGGGGGCTTTTTTGCTATATGCCATATTTGCCATTTTAATGCGCCTGCAAGGCGTTTTAATGTTTGGGGCTATCCCTATACAGCCGCCGCCACGCCTGCTCTGTGTCCGCTGTTTATGGCCTTATGGCGTGGCGTTGTCCCCTGTGCTGTGGCTTGCCGCTTGCGCGGTGCGCTGCCAGCTTGCCGCCGTCCTTGTTCCCCTGTTGCTTTGCCGGGGGGTGGCCTGCTCCGGTGGTGCGGTCTCGGGGGCCTCCGGTGGCTGCTTCGCCGTGCGTGGCTCTCCGCCAAAGTCGCTGGCAAAGTCTCCGGGAAAGTCGCGAAAGTCGCTGGCATAGTCGCTGTGAAAGTCGCTGGTGTCTGCGCTAAAGTCGCCCGTTTTGCCCCAGAATCATAGTCGTTTACAAAATTCCGTGTATAAAGGCGGGATTTTTCTTGCCCACTTTCCCAGAGTTTACGGAAAGTCGTGCAAAAGTCGCTCGGTTTTGGCTCATTTTGCATCAAAGTCGCTGGCTTCGATGTACTTCTGCTGGAGCTGTTCGGGAGTCAAGCCCTCAATCTGAGGCTGGTTCGGGGTCAAAACCATCTCCTGCTTGTCCACCATGCCGTAATAGTTCTTGGCACGGAAGCAATAGGCAAGGAAATTCAGCTTCCCGGAAACCACAAGTTTTGCGTCAAAAGTCTGCAGAAAACCCTTGGCTTTTTTTATGATGGTTGCCGTTTCGGGGCTAAATCCCTTGCGTTTTCCGTATAACCAGTCCTTAACCGTGCTAATTGAGTAGCCTGTTGTCATGTATAGTTCCTCTACTGTTGGGGTCTGTCCTGTCTCAGCGCACCGTGCGAAATAGTCGTTTATTCTCTCCGTAAGTTCTTCGTCACTCTTTACCCTTGGTTGTCTGTATTCTACAAGAGCTTCCGTAAGGAGGCGAGATACAAGGGCTCTATCTTCATCGCTGCTGAGGTCAGGCAGAGATTGAGGAAAGTTTCTTTTGCCGCCTCTGCCGGTTTCCGGTCGGTTATCCTTTGCTTTTGCGATGGCGGTAGATTTCTTTGTAGCCATTATGTATCACTCCTGTTCGTAGAGTTTGCCTGTATGTGGGGTATAGGAAATAAGCACCCCAGAGTCTCCTATTCGGTCCTCCAAGCGCCTTGAGAATATTCGCAGTTGCTCCCGCATTGGTAAGTCCGCAGCGACCGTACCCGCAGCATTGTCTTGTTTTTCGGGCACGATGTATTCCGGCGCTCCGTTTGGCACCTCTACGACATTATGGCATCCTTCCTGTGGGCATTCGGCCCACAAAGTTCCGTATATGCGTGTCAGCTCTCCCAAATGGCAGGTAAATTCGCACCCACATTCGTCGCATTTCAGTTTTATCTTCCTGATTTTCCCGGGTTTGATGATCTCCACAGTTTCTCTCCTCCTTGTTTGTCACCAGCCCCCACCCCTTGGCTACAGTAACAGTCTTTCCCCTCCCATGCGGCCTTCTGGAAGCTCTCAAACATGGGTTACACAGTTTGCCCGCAGGGGGCAATGTCTTTTCCCCGTCCACTTTTGAACGGTATAGCCGCACTTCCGGGCAGGCGCTATGCCATTTGCCCACGGCAGCGGCTCTCCGCTTTTGGAGCGGCGGCGCGGTTTTGAGCCACACAAGGTTTGGGATGTTGTCTATAGCCATCCCTTCTCTATCCCATCTGGGCGCCGCATATAGCAACAGCCCGCAGGATAACCCCGCAGGCTGTCATGATCGCGTTGTGCCGCAATGCGGTAGCATACATCTGGCAGGGACGGTTGGGAATCGAACCCACCCAAGCGGTTTTGGGACCGCCTCGCCAGCCTTGGAACATTCGCCCCTGTATCCCGCGTTTACGGATTCGTCACGGAGCCTCCTCCGCGTTCTAAGTAACGCTCGATTCAACGCGGGCAAATCGAACGGCCCTTCGCGGAGCCACGCCCTGCTGACGGGACAAATCTGGACGCATCCTGCCAATAATGGCTTCCCGGCTTTGAGCCCCTGTACGCTGTCAGCTTTGGGTCTTGGTGCAGACGGCTGGACTCGAACCAGCGACCAACGGCTGGACTCGAACCAGCGACCAATGGCATTCAATCGCATATCCATTTGCGCGATAAAGCTCTACCGACTGAGCTACGCCTGCATATAACAACAGCCCATAGGTTTCCCTACAGGCTGTTTGTGCCGGTATGACCTTTCGGTGCCAGAAGGTGCGCCCAATACCGGCGGCGCATAGAAGGGAGGAAAAGTGATGATTGGGAAATCGCGTGAATGACCATGTCCTATCATCCACTGTACCTATTGTAGCACATCATTAAGTGGAATTTGTGCCATCTTTTGTGTAAAGGCCGCTATATTTGGCCACGTCCATCAAAAATTGCTCTTTCCTCCGGCTGAATGTTCTCTCGCTGATCCCCGGGATCACGATCTTGTTGCGAGAGTATTTGTGTTTGCCTTGGCAGTTGCGCATAATGCCATATATCAGCTGCCGCCGGATTGTATCGCTGCTGATATCCCTCCCGCATCGATCCATAGCGTATTCCACCGCCAGCATCTTCTGCGTCTCCGGCCAGTTCTCTATTGCGGCAAGCTGCTCCGCCTTGCTCTCGGCGGGTCTGCCGGTGCCTTGTCCTCTTGGCATGCCCTCCGTAGCGCTATGCGTCCCGTCCATGATCTCCGCCCGGGCCTCTCTATACGCCCGCACCCGGCGCGGGTATCCTCTCACATAAGCAATGCACTCCAACCGCACGTCATAAGGCAGCGTCGCCTTTTTGCTCATTTGCCCTCCTTTACTCCGCGCTGTTCACCATCTTATATTCCCCATGCAGGGCCTTTTCGATGTCCGCCATCTTTACATAGCCGTTGTTTTTTGCCTCCACAAGCTCCACAAGGCATTGCTGGAGGTATTCCAGGCTGCGGGTGTCGTGCTCGTCCGCCGTCTCCTCCCGCACATGGAATCCGCACTTGTCCAGCAGCACGCAGGAAACATTGTCCATGCATTGTTTGGTGCCATCCAGGCGGCCCAGTTCGTAGGCCTTAGCCGGATTATTTGGCACCGGTCTGCCGTTTGCCCTTTTGAACATCTCTATCGCCCCTTTCCTCGTATTTGCATACGCCCGGTGTATCTGCCACTGGGCAATAATCCGCACACGCCGGGCAATCTGCGTTGACGCAAACCTCGTCTTGCATCCACTTGCATTCATCAATCATCGCCGTCACCGTCCTCCAGATATTCGCACCACGGAAAACACACCACATCCGATAATAATGCGGGACATTCCAGCTCGTTAGGGCAAGAGCAAATTAACATTCCGCACCTTCCTTCCGTTCGCCGTAGGAGCAGAAATCGTCAGGCTTTCGCTTCTGCCAAGCCGCTGAGTGTACGTTGCCGTCCGAGTAAATTTTCAGGCAAACGCCCATGTCGTAGTGCTTGCAATCCTTGCAGTACACCACGACCTCCGCGTCTACGGTGGGCAGCAGCTCCGCATATTCCAACACCGTCTCAATGCCATTGATAAAATGCTTGTTGGCGTGTTCTTTGTCACAACGGTTCGCCCGAATGGGAAACTGTTGCAGTTTGTCACCATCAATTAGCCGCATCGTTGTCACCTCCGTTCTCAATCGCCACAAGCAGTTTGACAACTCTCCCGTCTTTTAACGTCCACTCATAGCCGCCAGAGGACTTGTCACCGTGCAGACCACCAAGACATTCCTGTATTAAATAGTCGCGCACAGCACATAAGGCTTCATCGGTGCACTCCGTTTTGTTCTGCCATAGGTTCTTGTTCTTACTGTTTAATGTACCCGCGTAAATCCCAAACGCGCCACATCCGACATGATATTCAGCCATTGTCAGCACCATCCCATTCTAACGGTTTGCCGCACATCTGGCATTTTTCAGCCTTCTGCTCTTCGACCATCATCCCCAACTGCCGCTTGCAATGCGGGCAATACGGTATATGCCACCAGCCGAAACTTCCGCCAAGTTTCCATTTCTTGTCGCGGTAAAAAGGCTTTTTAGGTTCAGCCATTTTCATCCCTCCTGTTCTTCCTCCCCGTTGGATACAGCCGCGCCCTCGTTTTCTTCAACACAGCAATCGGTGCATACGCTCTCTCCGTTTGGCAAGCCGTAGCACATTTCTCCCGTTTCGATGCGCTTTCCGCAGAACGCGCAGTAATCCCACAGCCATCCCATCACATCGCCTCCACATAGCACCAGCTCTGCGGCGCGCGCTTGATGTCATATGGCGCTGCGCCGAACCTCGTATCGCGTAGACCGGTAAACTCGCTCAGTTCGCGCGGCTCGTCGTAGATGCGCAGGTCGGAGATGTGCCAGCCGTAGAGAAGCGGCGCTTTGGCCCCATAAGCGTTGAGTTCTTCTTTTGAAACACACGACGCGGATATGGCTTTGATTTCGGTTTCAATATCGTCATTACCCCATTCGTTGAGCGAGAGGTAACAATAATCAAAATTTTCAGGTATTCCACGCTTACCAATTTCGTAAATCCGCTCACAGGTAAACTCCCCAATGACCTTGCCGCCGCCGTAAAACTGTGGCCTTGGATAGTTCGTCGCAATGAAGTCCTCGTGCGGATATTTTGGCAGTGTGCAGTAGATGTAGCATTTGAACGGCGTCTCCAGCTTCGGGCGGGTCTTGCGCACTTCGATAGTCTTTTCACCGCTGGCAATCTTCTCGCACCACTTCGGGCGGATGCTCAGCATGACAGCCTTACTCATTTCTTCATCGCCTCCAATGCTTTCTCCCACCGAATTTTCATCTGCGCCGGGTATAAATCCACCTCCGGGCGGCGCTTCCCCGTCCATCGCAGGCCACCAGCCTGTCCCACGCATTTCCATCCACTGGCTTTCAAACTCGTGCCGCTTTCGCTGTCCAGTATGTAGGTCACAAGCCGTTTATAGCCCATTGCCCTTGCTGCCCGCCACGCAGCGGCGTACAGCATAGAGCAGGTGTTCCGCGTCCCATCCGTGCAAAGGCGGTTAACCTCCAGCGTCCACCCGTCATCAAGGTGACGAGCGACAGGCCGGCCTACAATGGCCACACCCACGATTTTCTCTCCGTCAGAGCAGCCAATCGAAAACTTGTGTCCTACGACCGGCTTATGATGGCGGTGATACTGCTCAACATAGGCGTTTGCCTCTTTTAGCGTCATCGGGCATATCTCAAGCATTCTTCATCGCCCCCAATGCTTTCTCCGTTTCCTCGCTTACCGCAGTAATTCTCCCGTGTTCCACAAGATCACAGAACACATTGTAACCCATGTGAAACAAAATTCCGCAACTGCTGCAATAGCGAATTGCAAGCTCTACATCCTTCATAAGTCGCGGACTGTCGATGTTTTCCTCGCATAGCAAAGTGCGCCCACTGGTAAATGGCAGCACCACCACGCGCCCGTCCTTGTCGGCCTCGGCAAGCTCCCGCAGGCGGTCTGGCTCAACCTCCAGGCACCGGTCGGCCAGCCTCACTACAGTGTCTTCGTTGAAAACCGCGTTAAAGTCGCCCAGCTTCTCCGCCGCTTCCCGGATTATAGCACAGCCATGTATGCCGCAATTGTGCTCATGGCCACAGCCCAGACAGGCGATGCTTCCGGTCTCCACCTTCAGCCGCCGCAGCGCCTGCAGTAGATCTTTGTTATCCATTGTTATCTCTCCTATCTCTTGTGATTCTTCCCCCGTTGGGCGCTCCGCCACCCGCGCCGGAACATGGACTTCCTCCCGGCTGTAAGTGCGCCTACAGTAGTCCCATTGTCCCGCTCCAGCCGCTGGGCTTCATATTCCCGGAACGCCTCGCAGCTCTTCCGGCATGCCCCGCAGGGGAGCCTGTCCGGGCAATCTTTTACGCAAGGGCTTTTCATCCGGCCCACCTCACGATCTTTTCCCGAACGCCCCACCGCAAGGCATCCTCGTGGCTGTCAAAATACAGATCGAGCCGATTCCCGGCAATGGCACCGCCGGTGTCCTGCACGGTGTATGTATGGCCGTCCAGTTCTATTTTCGTACCCATCGGCAGCACATCCGGGTCTGCGGCGATCGTCACGCCCTGGGTGGCTATTTCGCCGGTGGCTGTGTAGCCATTTGCATACGCTCCACAGCATTTTTCACAGGGGCAGTACGCCGTGACGGTAAATGCCGCTTCTTGCCTATAACCAGCCTTTTCAGCCGATTCTCGCTGCAATGCAACCGCCTGCGGCAGCCTATCCTCTGCTGGATTTTCATTCGTGCTGTATGTCTGCGCTGTCATCGCAATGGCCATCGCACCCAGCGTTGCCGCTGCCAGCACCATTACCCCAGCAATCCGATTCATTTTGTCACATTTTCCCACCATTTTGTCCTTTCCTCCTCGTTTTTATTTCTCCCTGTTTGTCATTTCCGAAATAAATACCTCCGTCCGTGGGTTATCCTTGTCGTACAGCACCCGACTCCCGTCGTGGCTAACGATAATGCCGCTGTGGTCGTCCAGAAGTACACCGGCCCTTACCAACACATCGTCGATGGATTCCAGCAGATTTGTCAAATCTACTCGCCGCCGGGTAGGCATATAAAACAGGCATTTGACCTCCACAGGCTCCTCAATGGGACGCTGCACTCTGGCCCTTTTGCAGTGCCATACAGCTTCCGCTTCGTAGTCCTGGTACTGCTTGGACGGCATGATAAACGGCTTCCCCGTTTTGCTGCTATGCATGATCCGCATAGAGTTTTTCTTTGTGACGGGTGCCAGCGGCACCGTTATCTCAATCATCGTCTCCCTCCCCTATTGGTACGGCCACATACTTGGGCCGTCCTTTGGTACGCTTGCCGCCGTACACGGCACGGTAGATCGTCCGCCAGCTGACGCCGCAAATGTTGGCCAGCTCGATAATAGATTCCGAAACGGCATCCGGCAGCTCGTACTTGTCCCGGCTTACTCGCATGTATACCGTCATCTCAATACCTCACTCCGATGTAGTCCAATACTCTGGCGTAGCCAAGCCCCTTTTCAGTTGGCTTCCACAGCCCATCCGTGTCAAATTGCCCACCGCCGATGCAGAACGCATAGTGCTTCGGGTGTGTCAGTTTCATGCGTTCAAAGCGATTGACGCCTTTTTCAAGGTGACTTCCAAATCCGCAGAACATGCAGCCCGTTCGTTGGCATCCCGTGCAGTGCAGTTTGCAGTCGATCAGCGTCGTGCCGTAGTCGTTCTCGCCGTCGCTGGCTACGATGTCTCCGTACACGCTGGCGTAGGGTAGCCCACGCTCCACGATAAACCGAAGAACATCCTGCTCCGTCCAAAAGCTCATGGGCTTAGATAAGGGACGCTTTCCTTCAAAGGCGTTGCAGCCAGTTTCGCGCCATTTTTGCATCCGCAAAAGACTTTCCTCCGCCATTGTTGCCGTCGTGGGCTTGACACCCGCTCGGTGCTCATATCTCCTTGCCGGGGACTTTTTCATAATTCCACAGCATTTGTCTGATATGAGAAATGGAGCCGAAAGCAAATACTCCCACTTTTCACAGTTGTACATACTCTTTTCCCCATCAACGCGTAAGACTTCCCCACGCAATAGCTTCATACTGCGGCTCTCCGGTGATCGCCGCGCGGTTTCTATCCGGTGCGCTACGTCTTTACCGATGATGCTGTACCCGTACTTCGTCACCACCTGCCGGATGTTCATCTTGGGTCGAATCCGCACAAGGTTGACAGTCACACGGGGAAACTCCCTCCGTAGCCAGTCAGCGTACTCATTGACGAACTTCTGTATCTCTGGATATTCCAGCCCCGTGTTCACAAACACCAAGTTCAGCTCCCACGGCGGTGTCCTGAAGCTCGACAGGTACCACGCCGCCAGATACGCCAGCGCCGTGCTGTCCTTTCCGCCGGAGAAGCTGACATAACACTGTCCGCCCCACGCGGTGTACCACTCGTCCAGTTTCTCAACGCTGGTGATTACCTTGTCATCCAAATCAAGGGATAGCAATTTCTTGGCAGCATCGCTCGTCAACGGAGTGTTAAACCGTTCCATCTCCCGCCACCTCCATCTGCCCATCCACCTGCATCGATTTGGCAAGGCGGCGGTATGTGTCCAGCTCGTCCAGTGCCCGCTTGCGGTACATGGCAAGGAGCATCTTCTTCTCCTCGTCCGTCTCCGCCAGTTTATACCCGCCATCCGGCAGAGCCACAATGGGCACCCCCTGCCGCCGCTGCGCTCGGATCATGTTCCTGTTTGCTCTGTCCGGCATCCCGGTCAATGCTTCAAGGTTTTTCCGGGTGTATGTAATGCCGGGAATCATGCGTAATGTGGTCATGTCAATCCTCCTCGCCAAATGGCGATCATGCTGGGAAACGGCGCCGTTCCCATCGGCTTTCCGTCCAGCTCAAATTTCAGCCTACCTCGCAGGAATCGAATTTCCGCATTGCCCAAAACATAGTCGTGAAAGCTGGCTCTGTCTGTCCGCGCAGGAATCAGTAGAACAACCGTTGTCCCCGGCTTCTGTCCCTCGCGGTAGCATTTTTCCGTCCACAGTCCGGTTTCCTTGTTCCCGTAGGGCGGGTTACAAAACACCGTTTCGCCCTCCCAATTTTGCCGCAAACCATCATCATTTTGCGTGAAATACCGCGCGCACTTGTGGTTTTCGTCACTGGCGGCAGCGTCCAGCGTGAAATGAAACTCCGCGTCCAGTTCGTCAAACAACTTTTGCGGCGTTTCCCAGAAATTCTTATCGCTGGAAAACAAAGCTTCGTTCCGCAATGTCAATCCTCCAATCCGCCCCACTGCTCCGCCATTGCTCTGGCGATGCCGGGGAAGGTCTTTGCGCGGTTTTTGGCCCTATCCGTGGTAAACATACCTTTATGCTGTTTCCCGTGCTTATGGCTGTAGCTGCCGCTCGGACACCATGTTGCTGTCGGCTCAACAATATTGGTCGGCTCCAACGGTGGTAAATTTCTCAACCATAAGCACGTTCTTTTAGTGTACGGATGTCCAAATTGATATGGCTGGATAATTTGCGAGTATTCCGGCATTACAAAAAGCTTGCTCGGTACAGGATTCTCAACCGCCACAAGCGGTATATCGGCACGATAAAACTCCATGAAAAAGTCACGTGCCTTTATTCCGAGCATTACCCTGTCCGCTTGCAGTTGATGCCCTTTCCACAAGTGCCGCGCGCCTGCATTGCTGAGGTATGTGCACGGCGGGTGTGCGATCAGCAAATCCCAAGTAACAATATGCGTTGCGCCGTCCATTGTGGTAATAAACCCAGGTCTATTGACAACGTCCACGGCATCGTCCAGAATATGCCACTCTGGGTGTCCGCCGGACGGCTCCTGAATGTCGCAAGAATATGCCTCATGCCCCAATGCGCGGAACGCTTTGCAGACTTCCTGCGATTCCTCGCAGGCAACCAAAACTTTCATTTCAGCCTCCAATTCTGCTTTTTCCCGATGTTAAGCATATAATCCCTCGCCCGCTGGTTGATTCTGCTGCCGATTGCTTCATCCCAGCTCAAAATGCGGTCAATGGTCAACTCCGTGGAGATGATCGTGATTGCATTCGGGTCAATGTACCGGGCATTCAGCAGGTCAAAGGCGATGTTTTTGTCGGCATCCGTAACGCTGCCCTTTAGAAAGTCGTCGATATACAGCGCACGGACGGTTTTCAGAGGATGCATGGCTTCGGCGTATGCTTCCGCATCGTTTACCTTTGCCTTGATTGCCGGAATATCTCCCCGCCATTGCACATACCGGACAGGGATTCCGCCGTCCATCAGCTTGGCGCAAATCGCCGTACACAGGTGGGTTTTCCCAGTTCCGGGAGAGCCGCCGATGAAAAACCACTTGCCCTTCCAGTCGGTCAAATACTTCTCCGCCGCTTGCTTTGCGGCCTGTTGCCAATACTCCCGCGTTTGGAATGCCTCGAATGTACAGTTATCCAGCAGACCGGCCAGCCCGGAACGCTCCATGCGAATCCTGTTTTGCCGGATGATCTCGCATTTACAAGTTCTACTCACCCGTTCGCCGCTTTCCGTGCGCCGGATGATGAAGCCCAGCCCGCCGCAGATGTCACAGCCATGTTCCGACATGGTATTCTTGCTTTGTTGGATGTTCACCGGCTTCCTCCTTTCTGCGCTTCTCCCATGTTCTGACGGCGGCCTTCCAGTCCTTCATGCGGTTTTTGCCCACCATCCAGCCCTTGGAGGCGTAGAAGTCAATAAACTGCTGTGCGTCAACCGCAGACCCCAGTTCGGAGATATAAGCCTGAACTTCGGACAAAGAAGGCGGAGAGAAGCGCGCCTCGCGCGCATTATTCTCGCTTCTCGATTCTCGTATATCGATTCTCGATTCTCGATTCTCGAATACGGGAACATCTGCATTCATTTGTTTGCAAATGATTTCATCTGCTTGCGTAGGCTCTACAGGCTCAGGATATTTGCTTTCCTTTGCTCTCTGGTTCTGATACTTACCCCATGTTGGTAGGTAGAGGAAGCGCTTGCCCTGTGAAGTATAAAGGGCAACCAATCCAGCACTCGCCAATCCATGAAGGGCGTTTTCTACAGTTTTCAGAGTAAGATTTTCTTTCAAAGGAAATAGCCTGTTTTTGATAATTGCGGCCCGTCCGTCATAGCGCCCGAAATCATCGCAAGAAACAATCAGCCGATAGAACAAGACCTCCTCGAACCACGAAAGCCCATCTATGCTGTCGCTGGTACAGATGCTCTCGCGTATTATTCTGTTCGGCATCGGCGCACCGCCTTAAAACGGCAAATCGGCGTCTTCCTCGGAAATCTCCGTGAAAGTCTGCGTGGGCTTCTGTACAGCGTCCTTGCTGCCGCAGAAATGCACCTTGTCGGCAGTCAGCTCCACCACGGTGCGCTTGTTGCCGGCCTTGTCCTCATAGTCCCGGCTGGAAAGCCTGCCCTCCACGATGATCTCCTTGCCTTTGGTAAAGTGGTTGCAGATCAGCTCTGCCGTTCCCTGCCATGCCACACAGGGGAGGAACAGCTTTGTTTCTCTGTCCTTTACCTTCTCGCTCCACGCCACGCGGAAGCTGCACACCGTTGTCCCGTTCTGTGTGGCTCTGCGTTCGGGGTCAGAGCAAAGCCGCCCCTGCAAAATCATTCTGTTTACCATCTTTTTCCTCCTTACAAATAGCTTTTTCCGAATTCTCGCCGGAAGTCATCTTCCGTCCAGCCCTGCTCCCGCATGGCTCTCAGTTGGCCATAGCGCTTTAGCCTGCGCATTTGTCCCTCGTTTTGATGTACCGCCGTCTTGGCGAAGATATGACACCTGTTATGGCACAGGTACACCACAAGGCCGTATTTCTCGCTCTTCTTGCGGTATGCACCGGGGAATATGTGGTGCAGATCCAGCGGATCCTGTGCGCCGTTTCTGCCGCACAAAAAGCATCTGCGATTATCCAAGGGACTGTGCCTCCCCCCATCGAGATTTCAGCGCATCCAGCTCCTGCGGTGTCATAGTCTCGATTTTAGCCTCCCTACAATCGGAAACAATCTGGTCAATCAGTCGTGACATCTGCTCTGTGTCGTAGGTGCTGGAGCCGTACCAAACAGTCACATTCACGCAGCCGGGAATTTTGCTCGGCCCTTGCTCGGCCATCCAGCCCGTTCCCTTGGATTCCCATTTTCGGCAGAACTCGTCCGCCGCCTTTGACACAATGCACAGAACATCGCTTACGCCACCGATGATCTTGATTTCCTCCCGATACACATCATTCCTCGGAATCCCATAGTGCGCCGCCAGCTTATCCATCAGAACCCACGCATAGGCATTGGCATCCAAGCTCCGGCCCTTGCGTTTGATCTGCGCCACATACTGCTTGTCCGGCTGCAGCTCGTCGCACACGGCCATTGCCGCCCGGGGGGACTGCACCCGAAGGCACAGCCACGCCCCATCGCTGTCCTGCTGCCACCGGGCGGCGGTCACATCAGCCTGCAGCATTGTCCTGCTCCTTCTTGGCAGCCTTCATGCAGTCAGCGCACATCTGCGCTCCGTAGCGGCCCTTGGAATACTTAACCATATCCTTTACCGTCCACATTTCGCCGTTGCGCTTCCTTACAGACACAATGTCCGATCCGCACCGCTCACAAACAGGTGCAGCGTTCCGCTCTTTCTCGTCCAGTTCTGCGGAGGAAATCTTGTCCGGGTCCTCACCGGTGGGCAGTGCAAAGGTTCGCAACCACATATACTTGAAAGCGTATGTCATGGCCTTGCCGCTGCCCTTGTCCTGCGTGTCTGCGCCGTCCCCACAAGACGCAATCTCTATGTACTCCTCCGGGGCCTCCACATTGACCATCCGGTACACCACATCCACATGGGTGATGTTGCCGGTGCGGTTGGCCGTCTGTGCGATGGGGTATACAACCAGTTTGTGTTTCAGCAGCTCCGCCCGCATGATGGATGTGACTTTCTCCTCACTCAATGCCTTGTACTTGGTGCTGCCGAACTCTACATGATCGTCCTTTGCAAGATACTGGACATCCTGCATAATCGCAGCGATCTTCTCGTAGATATTCAAAATTCTTCCTCCTCGTCAATGATTTCCAGCGGGCAGTGCGCACCAATGATTCTTGTGTCCATCAGATACTCGCCCGTTCTCCTGCACTGGTTGCGGGAATATGTTTCCAGCATAGGGCAGAGGTTACACGCCATATGCCCCTCCGGAAAGTAAATATCCACGGATGTCTTGATGTACCGCAATACGCCGCCCTCGCTCATTCCCCCGCCTCCTCGTAATACTCCTCTTTGTCGCTGACGCACTCTCCACAAAGCCAAATGTCCTTGTAGTGCAGAGCGGGGAAATCTGTAATGCGGCAGCCGCAGCAATCGCACACAGGCATCCTCGCAAGGCGCCTGTCCTGCTCCTCTGCGTAGCACTCCGCGTCCCATACCGGGTCAGATGTCCACATCAGATGCATCCTCCTTTTCCGGCTCAAGCTTCCAAATATCCCGGGTGACTTTGGAAACCTGTGGAATATCCCCCGCATACAGGGCGTTCAGAAAATCGTCCTCGCTGGTTCCGCACAGTACAAAGTGTGGCTCTGTGATGACCTTGTACCCGGAATATACGGTTGTCTTATTGCTGCCGCAAACCAGGTCGCCCACCTCGGACACATAGCACTCCGACCGCATAGTTACCCGGACGCCGCACCTTTCAGCCACGATGGCGTAGTAATGTCTTTGCATCTTCATTCCTTCACCTCCGAAATCTCGCCGTTTCGCAGCGTGTACCATGTGTTTTCCTTGACGGCTTCTCCGTCCACCCTTACGATTTTGGCATCGATGATGTTTCCGTCATCGTCACGCTCCGATACCACAAGCCAGTTGCCCACAGAACCTATTGCAAGGCTATCTCGGCCCCATGCAACGGCGACGCACTGCTTGCCAATCGCGGATGCTTTCCCATACCTACCAGTCACAGCAGCCGTGCCACTCCAACCCGATGCGGCGGCGTTGCCACTCCAACCCGATGCGGCGGCGTT